GTTTAACTTCAGAGAATACGTGAGAGCCAGTACATATGGAGACGATCTCATAGGTAGTGTCAGTCCTAAAATTCGATTAAATTTCAACACTTTCCAAAAGGGTTTAGCGGAAATTGGCATGAAGTTTACTTCTCCAACCAAGGAAGAATTGGAGGTATACGATGATTTCACTACGATCAATAATGCCGATTTTTTAAAGAGGTTGTCTGTATTTATTCCGGAACTTGGACATCGAGTAGGGGCCTTGAACAAAGCATCTATTTACAAAAGTTTTTGTTATTTTGACAGTACGTCTCCTGTAGGAGAACTCAACGTTCTAACCGCTACTTTTGAAGGTGCGGCGTATGAGCTTTTCGCTCACGGTAGAGCCGAATATGATCGGTTAGCGCCTATCTTAGTTACCATTGCTAAGAAACATGGCGTGTGTTGTAGTAGTTTGGAGGAATCCTACGACACGAAAGTTCTTAAATGGAGGGAAAGGTACAAAGAAGACTATCGTAAGATAGAAACCGGTGTGTACTATACCCGACCTTATTGTGTTGATTACTCGATAGCCGATCGTGCCTCACAAATAAGTTTATCTACAGTTAAGTTGCCGGCACAACTCAACACCTCCCCGTCTAATACGCTTCCAGACGATAAGGGATACAACCAGCGTACAAATAAAGAATATGAAGATTATGTAACAGCTCTCGGAGCCGAGATCCAGGTGGATTCCTTGGATATTTATGAAGTAGAAACTTCTAGCGGTGGATTACCGCGTCTTTTTGAACAATCTTCTGAAGTTGTCCTTACTATTGACGAAGGAGAACCAGAACCTGTAGTTCAAGAAGTTGACCACGCCGACCCCAATATGGATATTGGTGTTACATCAGACATAAGTTTATCGGAGTATTTGTCTAGACCTGTCCTCATTTCCCAATCTGTATGGGATATAGGTTCAGATCTCTTAACTTCTTTTGATCCAGTTAGTTTGTTTTTGGGAAATCCTGTTATCAAACGGAAGATTACCAATTACGCTTATCTTACTGGCACTATGCACGTTAAAGCGATAGTAGATGGCACGAGTTTTCACTTTGGCAAGGCTATTATGGCGTATGAACCATGGGGTGATCCTAATAGACCTCCAACTAAGAGACAAAGAACGGTTCTTCCCTATATTTCTATAGATGCTAATTCAGCGTCGGGAGGGACTTTGTCCTTCAATCTTATGCACAACCTGAATGGTATAGATCTTACCAAGATGAATAGTTCCAATCAGAGAGTTGCTTATATATGGTTGAATGATATTAACAAACTTGAGGTCTTGGGGGATTCCAGTTTGGCACTTAACGTTAGCGTGTTCGCATGGATGACAGATGTCAAGTTTAAGATGACAACTTTTGTTCAACCCGTTATATTAGAACAATCGGGAGAAGTTACAAAGAAGCCTTCTGAATTACCCTCTACCGACACTTGGCAAAAGATAAGTTCTCTACCTGTTGTTGGAAAGTACCTAAAAGCAGGCAGTATTGTAGCTAAATCCGGTATGGAAGTTGCC